CTCCGAGATGATCGTTTCCTTGGCGTAGATTCCACCGCCAAAGTGATGCGTAACCTCGGGGGTTATGAAACTCACGACACTTCCCGCCCGCTGGCCCGAATGTTGATGGCCGTGGCCGTTCCGGCGATGGTCGAGATGAACCCGCTTGCCATCAGCACCTGGCCCACAATCTCGGGAAACGTGTACACCTCGCTCGCCGCCAGCGTCTTGGTTTTGGTAATCAGGTTCTGATTGCCAGCCGTGTCTGCTGCTGTGACCAAGTTCACGCTAAGCGTCGCCGCTGTTGCGCTGAAGTTGGTCGCCGTGAACTTGTCGATGATCGTGGTGACGTTCGTCGCGGTGTATTGCGTGGTCTGACTGTTCTCAGCAGTCTTGGCGGGGATAAGAACTTTTACGGTAACGGTCATATCAATTCCTTAAACGGGGCCAAAGGCAACCAAAGCGCCAACAACAGTTAGGAAAGGCGCACCTATTGTGGAGGGGGTGTCGTTGTATGTAGGCGCGGTGCTGATTTGCACAATGTGTCCAGTGCCAGTCACCATGCTGTTATCAAACGCGCTCCCCGCGCCGGTAATCTGCACAAAGGAAGTATTGTCAAAGTTTGACTCAATCATGGACTTTGTTGAAGTCATTGTGCCGGTTGGGTTGTTGCGAAATACGCAGCCATTCAACAGAATCTGGTTATATACCCCGCCGCTGCCTTGTGTCATCTTTAACCCAGATTCAACGTTGAAGGAAAGATACCATTGGCAGTTTGATGCCATCAAACGCAAAAGCCTGTTGGTTGAAGTGCCGCCAGTAAAAATCAACGGAATTTGCCGAGTGATCTGGCAAGCAGTCATGTAAAGCATGGTCGTTGACCAGTTTGTGCGGTCTTTGCTGCCCGAGTCGGCGTCGGCATACGTCAAGTCGGATAGCTGTGTTTTGGTAAATTGAATATCCCCGCGAGTATCAAACAAAGAACAACCATTGACAAACAAGTTTCCATCTTGCCCTGCGCCAGCTTTCAAACTGACCGGCATATCCGAGATATTGAATACGGTGTCTGTTCCCGTACATTCAACCGCTGCCATCGTATATCCAAACGTGTGGTCATTGCAGCGTTGGAAGTTGGCTATGCCTCGAAACCTGTAGTCTGTTGCGGCGCCAGAGGTTTGATACCCGCCCATAACGATGTCACCGTAATGACTGCGTATCTGAGTTTGATAAAGCAGTTTTGCATTGATATCATCCGTACCGTCGGTCTTGCTCCATTGAGTTTCAAACCCATCAACATTTAGTTGGAACTGTTGCGCGGTTGACATGTTGCCTTGAAGAAGATAAAACGCGCCAAATTCCGTTGATGTTGACAAAGACAACGCTCGGTCAATGCAGTGAACTTTAATGTTCTTAAAGTTTGCGACCATATTTACGTTAGCTGTTGTATCGACAAAACCCAACGCAACACCGCTTGCACCAGCGCCCACCCAGCTTGCATACGTCGGTGCATTGGCGGCATTGCCACTGGTAGCCGCATTGGACTCTGCGTATAGCTCATTTACCGTTAGCTGAACGCTTCTTGTGCCACCGTACAACGCTCGCAACCCGCCTTGCGTTTTTATGGCAGAACAATTTACATACGCTTGTGGTGCAGTCCATGACCGAGTGGTTCCGGTATCAGCACAGCTACCAACATTCGTTACAAAGCCGATGGCAGTACGTTTTGCTGTGCAATTTGAGAGCAACGTGTTATCGCCGCATTCTGTCCAGAACCCCGCATTGCTTTCTGGGGCTACATTGTCATGCCCTAGATCGGATGTGCAGTTGGATATTTCTATGTCGCGGCAATCGGTTAGCCCGTCAGTTTGTGCAAACTCAAGAACAAAACCAATGCGCTGATAGTCATAGTCGTGACAATTTTCAATCTTTGCATCCGTAACGCCGCCAAAATAAAAACCATCGCCATAAATGCCGCGAGTGCGGTTGACGTAGCAGTCTGTCATCCTGACATTGCTGGTAATCAGTGTGCTGGTAGAGAACAACCCATCACCATTAAAACGAATGCCTGCGCGTAAAAAGTTTTGAAATACGCAATTTTCAACGACAACGTTTGTGCAGTTAAAAATTGCCGTACCAAACGATTGACTCCACAGGGCCTCTGTAACGGTGTCGTTGTAGTTGCCTATGGTTGCGGGGTCTACGTTGGGCGTTGCATTACCGGCAGTGGTTACTTGACCGTCAAAAGTCATATTTTGAAGCGTAAAGTTTGTGATGCCACTCACCCACAAAATGTAACCCGCCGTTGCGGTGTTGAAGTCTTTGCGGCGAATAATCGCCTGGGTAGATTCCCCTACCCAACCGTGGGCAGTTGCGGTCAGACAATACGCCGCAGCCGTGGTGCTGGTTACCCCCGATACAAGGTACACATTGTCGGGAAAGTAAAGCGATTTGCCGGCAGCAGCAGCGGCGGCATCTGCCAACGCAATATAGGGGGCTACGTTTGTCGTTGTGAGATCCGTACCAAAGGGGATGTAGTCTGTAACAATAATCATCCCCGTCGAATTAACATTCACGCCGTTGATGTTATCTACTGTCCAGATCAAAGTACCCGTGGAAGTCTTAAGCGTAAATTTGTACTGCCCCGAGCCGAGCCATACGTTTGCTTCGCCACGCGAATTTAAGACAACAGGATTTGTGTTGTTTGAGGTTCCAGCGGAACTTGTATACGTCGTAAGCGGTGTAGTTGTTCCTGCGACGTAGGTATAGAGCAGACCACCCGATAAGGGAGCGCCGTTTGCGTCAAAGAATTGCAGTATGGGCTGCGGAGAAATAGCGGCAAGCATAGGTTTATCCTTTATTTTCGAGCGCAGCAACGCGTGCGGCTAGTTCATTGACGGCGTTCACCAACGCCATGATGATAGGCCTATCCATCAAGCTGTACATACCATGTTTGTCTTGAAACACTGCTTCGGGGATGTGCGGCAAAAGGTCTTGTGCGCCCACACCCGCGTAGGTCATTCCGTCCTTCAATCCTGAGTCTTCGTTCCATTCGTACAGGATGGGCTTCCAACCTGTCAATGACTCCAAACCACGCGTGAATTCCCCGGTGACGTTTTTAGCTCTAAGGTCTGAGGTTGCAGAAATAACGCCACTTGCGTTTGTGGCAAGTGCGCCTGCGCCATAGCCAAAAAACTGTATGCCGGTGGCCCCACTTGCCGCACCTATAACCGCAGCGTTGCTTACACCTAAATATATGATGTGGTTAGAACCCAAAAGTATATATTCAGATGACGCCCCCGAATTGTTAGCAATCCCCGAGTAAGTTGCATCACTATAGCTATAGAGTTTTGTTGCAGCCGATCCGGTCGTGGTTTGTCCCGTAAAGGTGGAAGCTCCCGACGCCGTCAGCGTTGTGAACGCGCCAGTGTTAGCCGTCGTAGCGCCCACAGTCCCGTTGATGTTGATACTGGCTGTGCCGGTCAGGTTGGTGACTGTGCCGCTTGACGGTGTGCCGAGCGCCCCGCCGTTGACCACAAACGCGCCTGCCGTTCCGGTATTGACGCCAAGCGCAGTGACCACGCCCGTACCGGTAGTCGTTGTGGCTGGTGTTACGCCAGCCCCACCGCCAAGAACTATTGCCCCCGCCGAAAGAGCCGCCGAGGATGCCCAGGTAGACGCGCTGGAGAAGTAAGGGATACCACCAGAGGTGCCAGCAACCGTCAAGGCCAGCGTGCCAGATGTGGTGATCGGCGAGCCAGCAACCGAGATCAAGCCGCCGGTAAATGATTGCGCGACACTGGTGACCGACCCGCTGCCCTTGCCGTTAAACGTATTCCAGTCAGTGCTGGTCAGGTAGCCGTTGACCGACGTTGTAGCGGCTGGCATCGAGATTGCAGGCGTAGCGCCGCCCGAGCTGACAACTGGCGCGGTGCCGGTTACACTGGTCACGGTGCCTGAGGTGCCGGTCAAAGTGCCGCCTGAGAGCGTCAGACCACCCGCCACGCTGATTTCCTCAGCCGCGCCGGTAGATGCCGTGGTTCTGCCCAAAAGCCTTGCTGTCGCCATCGTAAGCCCGTTGGCGCTGGCATACGCGCTGGGGGCCACATAGTCCGTTGCTGCCACGGCTGCCGACAGCGCGGTGCCGTTACCCTTTACGACGCCGGTCACGGTTGTAGAAAGCGTGATCGCCGGGGTTGTTGTTGCGGTGGCTACCGTCCCCGCCAGCCCGTTGGCTGACACCACGGACACGCTGGTGACCGAGCCACCCGCGTCTGTGGCCCATGTTGGCGCTCCAGCACCGCCACTGGTCAGTACCTGGCCCACTGTGCCTGCGGCGCTCACCGCCAGCGCGGGGCCGGTGCCGTAGGCCACACCACCCGCTGTCGGACTGCCGTCAAGGTTGTAGTTGGCAATTGTTCCGGTCTGTACAACCGGCTGAAGGTACGCGCCTTGGATGGCGGCCTCCGCGTTCTCAAACCGCGACATCATCGACATCAGTTGCGCGGTGTCAAGGGTAGCTAGGAAGTCGCCTGATTGATCTTCGTACTGCGGGGCGATGTTTTGGTTAATCTGGATCAGCAACTCGGTCAGGTCGGGCTGGTTGGGTGGCCCAAGCTGCAATTCCTCAAGCGATACAGGGTTGTTGCCGCTGCCGGTCAAGACGAACAGGTTAAGGAAGAACCGATACCACTCCCGCGCCATCAAGCCGGTGCGCTCGTCAATAAACGGCACCCTAGGCGCGGGGATGTTGGTGATGTTGAGGTTTGCCACTAGCTACTCGTTGGCGTGACAAACAGTTCAGCGCCCATGATGGCGATCTTGACGGGGTCTGTCCCTGACACCTCATAGACCCTGTCGCGGATCTTCTCGGTCATGCCGAGCCGCCGCCAGATGGTGCGGTATCCGTAGCTGCCAATCGTCCCCATCGACTTCCAGTGTTCATTTGACCAGGTATGCCCCGCGTCATCCGACCAGCGCAACATGACTTGCGGGTCGTTTCCCAATTCTGCTGGGTATCCGTTAGTCTCAAGCGCATACCCGTTATAGTCCTCGGCGGGTTGCACTTGGGTCACCAGCAGCGCGTTGCCATCACCAGCCTCCGTGACTAACTGGTCACCGGCTTGCGTGGTCAAATACCCTTGCACAAATTCAGCCACAATGATGTCCCCTGCTTCGGTGGCGAGGTCTTCGGCATCGTAAGCAGGGTAGGCGTTTAATCCAACACCTGTTTCTGCATCCAGTTGCAGACTGTGGTGCGCGGTGCGCTTGAGGTTGTTCTGTCCAGTAGCCAGCGCCCTCCATGACCGCAGCCATTTTTGGGTTTGGTCGTCGTCAGCGTAGACATCAAGGTCAAAGGCGTACACCCGCCCGTCTTCGTAGTCTCCAACTACAATCTCGTCATTGAACGACATCTGGCAGTTGCTACGATGCCGTGTAAATTGCCCGTTCTCAAACCCAGCGCGTTCGTGCCACAACTGGGTGGATACGTCGTAAACCCATGTTGCCTGGGCTGACGGGAAGACCAGCACATAGAACGGATGACCGTCCTGCTGGTAGGTGTAGGCGATCGCATCAGATATGTTGCCGTAGCTTTGTATGGCGTATTCCACCGCGTTGGTTGATATCCTCGCCGGAGTGTAGCCGTTAGCCCGATAGACAATCCCTCGGCCTCTAGCATCCGACCCCAGCCAGAACACGCTGTTGTCAAGTTTGGCAACAGAGTACGCAGCTTCGCAGCCGACTTCCATGAACGCGCCTTGAATCCGCGCTAGGGGAAAGTCTGGCGTTCCCGCGTCATACCAGACCTCAACGCTGGTAGTGCCAAACAGGAATATCTCGCGGTGGTCTACGATCAGCGCCACCACGTTGTCGGGATAGCCTTCAGCACTTGCAAAGTCCAACGGGTCTACAGAAGTCCCATCCAGCAGGCTGGTCACCCAAAACTTCTGGCTGTTTGGCTCGTTGAATACAAAGTACCCATCAAGGTAGCCAACCGATCCAGCGCCGGGGAAGTCCACATCTGTAATTTGGGCAAACACCCCCGTAGATGTGTTGTAGATGTAGCTTAACGGGTTACAGGCAATGAATATCTGGGTGCCATTGTCAGCCATACTGACCGGCCCTGTCCCAGATACGGTGCCAAGTAACGCCGCGTTCCAATCCGAATCTATACGGTAAAAACCGGAACCGGATACTACATAACCCAGATTATTTGTTACCCACAGACCACGAATGGGGCCGGTGCCAACAGTCGCAAGCAACCGCAGGCCGGGGCAGCGCAACAGGAAGCCCGCCTCCTTGCCGCCGCTGCCTTCCGGCACAGCTTCGGGAAACAGGTTGACCATGCGGTTATCCGCCGCATTGATCGACCGCGCGACGTAGCTGCCGCCAAGGATGGGCGTTTTCAATTACGCCGTTACCGCTTTGATAACTGCAAACGCAATCACTATTGCTTCGCTTAACGAACCACCCGTAATATTACGCACGTTAATGCTGGCTGAACCCGCCGCAGATTGAGCATTGAGCAAGTACGAACCCGCAGTGCCTGCGCTGATGTGGTTCATTATCAGAATATCACCGGCCTCAATAACGGTGTTGGTCAATGTAAAGCTAACCGTAGTATCAGACGCAAGCGCCGCATTGTTTAGCGTGATCTGCCCCGTTGATTTGCTCAACGTCACACCAGTTGCCTTGCTGGTAGCTTGAGTAACCGTTCCACCCGCACCAGTAGCGTAGCCTTGCTTGCCGGTGCTGCTGATGACTTGGTTGCCCGTGGTTGATAGACTTGTGCCAGTTGCCGCACCAATTACCGGCGTAGTCAACGCTTGGTTTGTGCTGGTGCAAGCACTAATGTTTCCGCTGGCAACCGTTCCCAGTGCTGGCGTGACGAACGTCGGGCTGGTGAATAGATTAGTGACCGACAGTTGTTTGGTCGTGCTGGTTGTCGCTTGGACAATCGGCAACACATCAGCGCCAGCTTGCGAAGTGGCAACGGGTAGAGCAGAAATTGCGATATTAGCCATGTTAGTAATTCCCACTGTAGATATTGAACCGCTGGCGGGTTGCCACAATGCTGTACGGCAAACTCATTACATCGTCGGGGTTGTTGATCCGCTTGATGTTGCGCTTGCTTGACATGGCAATCCGCTGCACTTGGGGCGGCGGCTCCACGCCAAACTCGGCAGCAATCTCAGCCGCCAGGTTGAAACGAAAACAGCGCAAATAGCCGGGAGGAACCACCAACGTGGT